GACCGTCGTCGAGACGTCGTCCGGGAACCGTCGGATCAGGCGCGCCGCGCTCAAGGTCGTCGCCGACGACGACGGCTACTACAGGGCGTGGCTCTACCTCCCGACCGAGGTCTGGTCGTGGCGCTCGACGACGAAGCGGACCGACACGACGACCGTCTCGCTCTCGACGACCCGCTGGACCCCGTTCGGGTTCGACGGCGACGTCGTCCGGCCGAACCCGCTCGGGGTCGTCCCGATCATCCCGCTGATCAACCGACCCCGACGGGACGGGACCGGACGGTCCGAGATCGAGACCGTGATGGGCAACCAGCTCGCGATCAACTTCCTGCGCTACGCCGCGCTGGTCGGGTCGGACTCGTCGGCGCTCCCGCAGCGGTGGGCGAAGAACCTAGAGATCGTGATCGACGAGGCGACGGGCCAGCCGAAGGTCCCGTTTAGGACCGGTCGCGACGTCCTCTGGACGTCCCGCCGACCGTCGCCCGACGAGGTCGCGGACTACCCGGACGGCGCGTACCCGGAGGTCGACTTCGGTCAGTTCCCCGAGGCGAGCCTCCAGCCGTTCGCGCTGATGATCCGGGGCGAGGTCGGCCAGATGGCGTCGAACAGTCGGACGCCCTACCACTACCTGCTCGGCGACCCGACGTCGGTCCCTCCGTCCGGGGAGTCGCTCAAGTCCTCCGAGGCGCCCCTCGTGAAGAAGGTCGAGGCGGAGCAGATACACCTCGGCGAGGGCTGGGAGGAGACGATGCGGGTCGCGCTGCTCGCCGCGGGCCAGAAGACGAAGGCAGCGGCGTCGACCGGCGCCGAGACGATCTGGCGCGACGCGGAGACCCGGAACGAGGCCGCGCGGACCGACTCGATCCTCAAGCAGTATCAGGCGGGTCTCCTGCCCGACGAGTTCGCGCTTCAGGAGCTCGGGTACTCGCAGCAGCAGATCGAGCGGATCAGGGTCATGAACGCCGCGTCCGCGCAGGCTCGGGCAGCTGCTCCGACCACGGAGCCAGCAGCGGTCCCGCCGACAGGCGTGATCGGTCAGCCGCCGGTACCGGTCCCGTGAGCGTCAGCGACAAGCCGTGGGGTTCGTTCACCGCCGCGGACTACACGCCCGAGCAGTATTGCAGCGCGTCGCTGATCGACCTGAACGCGTCTGGTCCGAAGGTCAAGGGTCTCTGCAGGCTCCCGGTCCACGAACCGTCGGGCGCGCTCAACAGGAACGGCGTCCACGCGGCGGCGGCGGTCCTCGCCGGTGCGCGCGGCGGGGTCGACGCGCCGCCCGCCCAGCGACGCGCCGCGGCCCGTAGGCTGGTCGCGCACTACCGGACGCTCAACGAGAACCCGCCACCGTCGGTGGCGCGTCTCGCGGCTGGCTAGACACAGGGAGGATCGGCACCTACGATGACGGACGGAAACGGCGCGAACGGGACCCCGGCGGACCCGCAGACGCAGCCCCCGGCGGGCACCCCAGAGGCCGCGACGGCATCCCCGGCGGACGACGCGGCAGGCGACGGCGCAGCAGCGTTCTCGCTCGACGAGGCGAAGAAGCTCCGGTCCGAGAACAGCGGTCTCCGGCGACGGCTCAACGAGCTCGAAGCGGCCGACCGCAAGCGGTCCGAGGCTGAGCTCTCCGAGGTCGAGAAGCGCGACAAGCGGATCGCCGATCTGGAGCGGCAGAACACGGAGCAGCAGCAGGCCCACCAGTCGCTCGTCGTCCGCGAGGCGGTCGTGACCGCAGCGCGCAAGGCTGGCTTCTGGGACCCGGACCTCGCGGTCGCTCTCGTCGATCTCGCCGATGTCGAGTTCTCGGAGACCGGTCAGCCGCGGAACATCGACCGGCTGGTCGCAGAGGTCGCCAAGGTCAAGCCGCGACTGCTCAACGGAGCACCCGACTCGGGCCTCGGTCCTCGCGGGACCCCGGCGCCACCTAACACGGACATCAACACGTTCATCAGGCGCGCCACTGGTCGCGTCTGATCCCTGAGGAGGGACCGTGACCGTCTACAACAGTCTCATCGGTCGAACCGATGCGGCGGCGCTCATGCCGGAGGAGGTCTCGCGAGAGATCATCGCCGCGCTCCCGAGCTCGTCTGCCGCTCTGTCGACCTTTCGGTCGGTCAACATGGGACGCGCGCAGCAGCGCCTCCCGATCGTCTCCGTCCTCCCGACGGCCTACTGGGTCGACGGGTCGTCGGACACGGCGCTGAAGCAGACCGCCGAGGTCGACTGGGGCAACAAGTTCCTCGACGCGCGTGAGCTCGCCGTGATCGTCCCGGTCCCCGAGGCGGTCCTCGACGACTCCGCGTTCGACATCTGGGGCGAGGTCCGACCGCTGCTGGTCGAGGCCCTCGGCTCGGCGCTCGACGCGGCGACGCTGTTCAACACCGGAAACCCGTGGCCCCAGTCCTATCAGGCCGGGATCGTCGGGCAGGCCGTCGCCGCGGGTAACTCCGTGACCGAGGGCACCGGCGTCGACTTCCTCGACGACGTCAACCTCGCGATGGGCAAGGTCGAGGCCGACGGCTACGACGTCAGCCGGGTGTACGCGCGCCGGAAGGTCCGCGCCCACCTGCGGGGTCTCCGCGCGACCACGCACGAGCCGATCCTCGGAGCCAGCGCGAACGACGCGGCGATCGGCGACATCTTCGGAGCTCCGATCAAGTACGTCGCGAACCAGCCGTGGGTCAACAACTACGAGGTCATCGTCGGCGACGACCGGATGGCGATCCTCGGAGTCCGTCAGGACATCACGTTCAAGCTCTTCACCGAGGGCGTCATCAGCGACGACTCCGGGAACGTGGTCCTGAACCTGATGCAGCAGGACGCCGCAGCGATGCGCGTCGTGGCTCGGTTTGGGTTCGCCGTCGCGGCCCCGATCAACCTTGAGAACCCGACCGACGCGACACGGTTCCCGTTCGCCGTCGTCATCAACGCGGGCTCCTAAGTCCGATGTCGCTCGTCTCGGTCTCAGAGGCCCGACTCCGTCGCATCCCGCTGCCCGTCGACGATGGTGCCGCTCAGGACATCATCGACGAGGAGGAGGCGTGGCTGGCGCGACGGATCGGGCCTCTGACCGGGGCGCGCACTGAACGGTTCTACGTCGGGGTCGGCGTAACGCAGGGTCGGCTCGGTCTGCGTCGGTTCACCGACGCGGTCTCCGTCGTCGACGCGGGCGCGACCGTCGACCCCGCGCACTACCGGATCGTCGACCACGGTGCGTCGATCATCCTGACATACAACGCGGCCTCGTGGTGGTGGTTCGGTCCCTATGTCGAGGTCACCTACACGCCGTCCGACGAGGACGAGGTCCTCGGGGCGATCTACGCGCTCATCGCGCTCGCGTCGGTCCCGCCGTCGCCGTACGAGTCCGAGCAGATCGGTTCGTACTCGTACAGTCGCGGTCGGGGGATCGCGGCGCCGAGGGCAAGGCGTGGCGCGCTCGCGTCCGCGATCGTCCCGAAGCGCGACCAGTTCGTGATCCTCGCGATCGGACGCGGGTCGGACGCGGGCGCGCCGTTCACGCAGGTCGGAGACCCGCTGATCAACCGTCGGGAACCGGTCGCGTGAGCCTCGCCGGTCTGCTCGTCCACCCGCTCGCGATCGTGACCCCGACGACCCCGAACCCGTCGACCGCGACCGAATGGAACCAGCCCGTCCCCGGTACGCCCGAAACGGTCGTCGTCGACGGTCTCGTCCAGCCGAAGACCGCTCGTGAGCAGGCGCTCACGACGCAGGGCGGCGCGCCCGTCTCGGACCACGTGATCTTCATGCTCCCGCGTCGCGTCTCGCAGGCGGCGTACATCCGCGACGAGCCCGACACGGGTCGACGCTTCGAGGTCGTCGGCGTCCGGTCATACGAGTACGGGACCGCGCCCCATCTGGAGATCGACTGTCGGCTCGTCGGGCAGCCCGAGGGACCGGCCGTCCCCGGATCGTGAGGACCGTCTTCCTCGTCCCTCGTCGGAACGACGGAGGCCCGCGCGACGCGATCTGGGACTACTGTCGTGCGCGCTGGACGCGGTACTTCCCGGACATCCCCGTCTACGAGGGCCACCACGACGACGGACCGTTCAACCGGTCCGCGGCGGTCAACCGCGCGGCGGAGGTCGCGGACCGGGACGGTCCGTGGGACGTCGGGATCGTGATCGACGCGGACGTGGTCCTCTCCGTCTCGCAGGTTCGCGCCGCGATCGACCGCGCTGCTGCGACCGGCCGCGTCACGTGGGCCCACCGTCGCTGGCGCGGCGTCCGCGAGGACATGACCGTCCGGATGGTCGCCGACGCGACGGACCTCGGCCCCGAACTAAGTCGCGACGAGCTCGATCTGATCGTCGAGCGGACGAACCCGATGAGCTGGTCCTGCTGCTTCGCGGTCCCGCGCGTCGTATGGGACTCGTCGGGCGGGTTCGACGAGCGGTTCCAAGGCTGGGGCTTCGAGGACATGGCGTGGCAGTCGCTGATCGTCGGTCTCTACGGCCACGAGCGGATCGAGGCCGACGTCGTCCACCTCTGG